CCTTATCTGGCCCTACAGTAAAGAGACCGACGAACTTGTACGTCACAGTACCGTCTTCTGCCGTCTGCTTCTCAAATCCAACGAATGTCTCTTGGTAAATAGACACACGTGCTTCGCTATCCTGCTCGATACCCTCGTTAGTTAATCCTACCGCCTTCCATAGGTCGGTATATGAGTTTACAGAACCTAACTTGTGATATTGCATAGAAGAAGCGATATTCTTCTTTGCTGCCAGCTTAGAGATTTTAGGCAGGTTCTTGAATAATTCAAACTTCTTCTGCGCTGTCTGACCATCCTCATATACAATAGTAGTGTCCTTAGCTACCTTCGCCTTCCAATTCCAAAGGTAGTAAAGCATTGATGATGTACCTTGACCTTGCAGCTGAAGATTGGTAATCGTCAAGCGGTTAAGGTTGGTATTACCATCTTTCGGATATATCTCAAGCGTGCCTTTAGGTCTATATGATTTACCATACTCATACGCTGGGAGTGGCTTATCAAATGTAAATACGTTCACCTTGCCACGGACCTTGTCAAAGTCGACTGTGGTACCGAGCGTGTCGTAGATGTCATTATCCAATTTCTCGGCACTCTTCTCTCCTACGGTTGCAAGAGCATTGATATAATCTTGATGAACATTAGCTGCGTCCATTGCACTGTCATAAATGCGAATAGAGTACAAATCGACATCAGCCTTATCAGATCCTATAACGATACCACCGCCTGAACCTATCTGCATAGAGTCGGTAAGCAAGTAGGCGAATTTACGAGCTTCGACACCGTCAAGGTATAGGTACACGAGGTTAAGGTAATAGGTATTTCCATTCAAGACGTAAGTGTACTTCTTAGGACTAATCACGAGTGCCAGGCGAATACGCACACCATCATCTGTATTCATCGCCTGTACATCAGGATTACGCTCGCTACGAGTTGCAAACATAATAGAAGAAGGTTTTACTTTTAATCCGATATACCCCTTCTGATAAGGCATAGCGATAGAGATACACTCTGTATCGTAGTCAGAAGTGTTATTAATCTGATAGTCTATCTCAATGGTCTTTCCGCTCTGTGCTGCCTCCTTGGCGAACGGTTTATAATCGATAGTCAATCGAGAACCAGCGAGCAAGCGCAATGTGCGTGCGCCCTCATCATCAGTTACCCAACCATCACGAGAGAAAGCCACGTTCTGCCACTCTGCACCGATATGCTCGGTATTGATGAGATTGCGGAGGACATTGCAGTCGGTATCGGTGTTATTTCTGTTCTTCGCATTCAGATAGAACACCGCTCCTGCTGTAGCTGAATAGCCTTGCGAGTTATCAACTGGGAAAGGAATAGCATCACGCAAACGCACCTCGTCAGTTGGGTGAGTTCTGAACCCGATTAACGCTGTGAAATCGGAGTTATCGATTGTCTCGACCTCAAGCGATAAGGTATATTGCATCTTGGTTTGTGTCAGAGTATTCTCTGATACATTCTCTTGAAGGACCTCGTTGTCCTTCTTCATCAAGATTGAGAGTGGTGTCGTTACCGCCTTGCCGTCATATACTGCATATTCCAACACCTTGTTTTCGTACCAGTTAAGCAGCTTCTCTGCCTTATTGTTCACGACGACCATCTTCACCGCTTCGTTATTAGCCACCGCCATAAAGTCGTAACCAACTGGTGTAGTTTGGACCGTATTGTCCTCATTTGACAGCCAAGCTGAGAGATGGAAGATTCCAGTCTTATTCGTAAATGGCACGGTGTAAGCGACAGGCGATGACGTGTAAGTAGCTGTACCGAACTGACGCTCATACGTCTGTTCGTAACCTTCACCTGTAATCTTCACATGAAGCGTCTTTGAGATGTTACCACTGATGTAGCATGGAAGAACAATGTCCCCTTGATAAGCCTTCCACCAATTGAACTCAGAAATAGAGAGGAAGAGAGCCGACAGCGTGATAGAATATACTAAGGCAGGAGAAGTTTGTCCAGTAACCTCACCTGTAATCTTTACCATGATGTTATTTTGACCGCTCTCTAAGAACTTGAATACATCAACAGTTGTAATGGTATTAGACTGACATCTACCACGAGCCTTAGACACGAACGTACCATCACCAGCCTTAGCGAAGATTTCGTAAGTTCCCCATTCGCCTGTATCTACATATTCGGTTTGTCCGACATCCTTAGTGCGAGACACGAACATAAATCGAATAGAACACTCGCCTGCTGACTTAGATGCCGATAGCGTAGTAGAAGGCGACTGATTGACGGCACGGAGATAATAGAGAATAGACTGCTGACCGCCTCCTCCTCCTTGCCCGATGCCGAGTTCAGACAGCTTCATAGGCACCCATTGGTCGCCGTTCCATACGAGTACACACGTCTCAGATGTGAGTTCGTCAACCTCAGTATTTACGTTTGAAATCTGCCCAAGGGTAGGGCGGTTCTTTGCAATCGTCTTCTTCACACGTTCCTCCTCAGAGTTCTGTGCGTCGATTAACTCGTTGACCTTTTCGGGCAACTTGTTAAATTCGTCAGCGGTCAGTCGTCCGCCTGTCTGTTTATGTTCTAAGTAGAGTTTTTCTATCGCCATAATTATGATAGCTTGAATGGGAAAGTATATGTAAATGCGTTATTGCCTTCTATCTCCACGCCATGTGCAAGTGATAGTGCGTGGCAGATGATGTCCTGAAGCAGCTTGGGATGAGCTGGCGCAAAGCCCTGCCCAGTAGCATCCTCGATGCCACGGACAGAAGCCTGCGCGAAACGGCCATCAGCCGTACGGCTCTCGGTAATATGCAGCTTAATGTGCTTCATTCACTTAAGATGTTAAAATTAATGCCCCTCATGCTCCTCCCGTGGGGCTTCTGATAGTGGGTGGAGCGATATGCTGTTCTAATACATATGTGTCAAACTTGTGCTGCTCATTGTCGAGGATAATTACGCAACAGAGCACCAGGTACAGGCTGTGGGCTGCCGTCATTTTTGCAGTAAGAATGAAGACCTCCATTCACCTTGAAGTAGACCACTTTGAAGTCTATTGCAGCTCCTCCCACATAGTGAGTAAGTCCGATAGAATATATATGCCCGTTGTGACGCTCATCAGGAAGCACCCCGTCGTACTCAGCGTATACACCTGTCAGATTCTCATCCGTGTACCATCCATCAGGAATATTCTTGGAGTTGAGACTATCTTCAGCGAAGACCTTTCTATCCTTATCTCCGTCACTTCCGTACGTACCTGTCTTGGAATTATATGCTGCATGGAATTCATGATACATCGTACCCTCCTTTGTGTGCGGATAGACAGCGGAAAGCGTAGCTTCAGTTACGTTAACGAGCTTCTTCTTTATCCAGAATGCAGGGCGCACGGAATCCGTCAGTTCCTTCATACCCGTATAGCCAAGGTCGTACATCGGACTTCCTTCAGGACTATAAAAGATGAAGTGAGGCATCCCCTTCTCGTCCACCGTAATCTCCATGCCCTTGCGCTGATTCGTCGCATAGACGATGAACGTGTTACTATGGATATCGAATGATACACCATTGGGCGAAGGCAACGTATGCAGGTGTCGCGCCCAGAGGTCATCTACATTGAGGAACTCCACATTCAGCTTATTCCCCTCCGTGAAGAAGGGTACGCTGCCCGTTGTTGTGCGTACCTTGAAACGGTCTGCAACGATATCGAACGAACTTTTCTCCCCGTCCAGATGCATTCCAACCTTTTCGAGCCCCGTCCGAAGATCCGTCACCGTGGCACTGATAGTCTTGCCTTCCACCGTCAGTTGCGCCTCGAAAGTCTTCGTTGTATATTCCTGCGCCGACGCCCAATCTTCAATATCGAACTCCTCGTCCTTACCACGTGACCTCACGCATACAAGCAAATCATTCCTATATTTGTCGCCACACGTAGCGTTAGACCACTGATCTCCCTTATCGTAAGGCGTAGTAGGCTGCTCCTGAACGAATACTCTTCGCTTCCCGTCCGCAGTATCTTGCGCCCGTTGTGCAGCCTCTAAGGACTTAAGCACATCAGCATCCGTAATCTCGTGCCAGGAGTAAGATCCGTCCGCGTTCTTCTCGTATGAGTAAGCTCTACCACCTCCCGTCTGTGCGTAGTTCCTATTGTAATAGATATCATGCAAGTGCATTTCCCGTGTCGCATCATCTGTCCAATCATTCGCAGGCTCACTCTCCACGCTCGGGACAGAGTCGCCAAACCATATCACCAGCTGCTTATCCGCCTGCTGCTGCACAGCGTCGATACGTCCTTGCATCGACTCCAAGAAGTCCTGCAGACGGATATACTCGCCACGATTAGCTGGGTTCTCGACACGTATCTCGAAGTTCTGCTTATCGAAAAGGAATATCGGACGAGGAAGTGTGAACGAGTTGATACCACGGATGATCTTAAAGTATGGAGAGCCTGTACCTGCTGCTGACTGGATGATAGCACTCTGTCTGTCCTTTTTTGTCTTATTTCCCAGCTGCACTACTTCATCGCCAGTCATCGGTTCATCGCTTCCGCTGGCGTAGTCATCCGCATTCGTATTGTCTGCTATATCCACATAATCTGGACCTATAGCAATGACTCGACGATGCCAATAGTGGTTAGAAGATTGCCCTTCAGAATTGATAAGATTGAATGTCTCGCACAGTGCGAAGTCATCCACTTCCATGGAGTTATAGATCTTCCTCCCGTCAGCATCCTGCTGTAAGAAGTAGCAACGCCATCCGCCCGTTATACGTTCCTTTCTCGCGATAACGAATCCACCAGCCGAGTTCACAACCTTACCCTTGATGTGTGAAGTATTCATGATCTCCACCTGATCAGCCGTAAACTTCTTCGTAGCATGGATGTACTCGGCATCGATATGCCAGTTGCCTTCGCCATCAGGATAGATAGTTGCTCCTGGATCTCCTTGTGTAGATGATCCAAAAGCTATTCCCTTCATGAACGTCATTAGGGCTAAGACTACGGAATCTCTGTCAGTACGGGCGATCTTATCCCAATCCGCACTCTTCGGATCAAGAGAACGTGCAGCCACTGCTTCGTCAGCAACACCTGCAGATATCTTCTGTGCGTCGAGCGTAAGGTAATTGCCTATGCGACTCAAAGCCTGCAATACCGACATGTTATCATGATGATGCCCGAAGGCTCCGTCATTCTTATAGTTCGCTTTAACCTCCTGTGAGAACCACGCAAGCAGCGCATCAGCTGACGTGACATTCCATTTGTCAGAATAGGGACTCTGCACAGGGAATAACGCCCCACCACTCAGTGGCAGTCGTTCCAGCTCAACTAAGCGTGGGGCGATGGTAAAAGAGCCTATATCTGGAATTTTGATATCAAGTGTGACAGGTGTTGCATCCTCTGAGCGAGTAATATTAAGGTATGGGCGTGCATCAGCGTATCGATACGTGAACGTATAAGATGAAGGGAGTTCTGACGTCTTCCATGACACGTCACTGTCCGTTACAACGATACGGCGTACATGATTACGAGAATAAATATATTTCCCCAACGACGGGAAAAAGTCCAGTAACCATTTGCGCTCCGACATAGATAGGAGCCCCGTGTTCTTCTTGTATTCACGGATAGTATCCACACGATACTCTTCGGAGTCATCCTCTATCTCAACAATGTTGTGTGTATGTCGTGCAGTGTTTTCAGACTCCCCATAAGCGCGGAATGTATCTATTCCGCCCAGCGAGTTCTCGAAGAGCATCCACTCTTCCTGCTCGCTTCGGATGTCAGATGCGTAATAGCGCTGGATATATGTCAATCGAGTGCCTGACGTATCTTCCACCCATACGTCGTAATAAGAAGGCAACTTACCCGTCTTGCCTGCTATGATAGCATACTGAAGGGGAATAGTCCAGACGGTATCCTTACCAAGGTTAGCAAGTGTCAGAACATTCTCCACGTACTGATTATTATCCTCTATGTAGGCCTTGCACTTCACGATAGCATCATCAACAGCATAGTACGTCAGGAACTCTGGAGTGTAATAAGTAACAGGCTTGACTGTAGGCTGCCAAGTCAAGAAGTTAGCCTTCAACCAAGCTGAAGCAGTATCAGCGAAGTTGTCAATACCAGCTCGGATGCCTGTAAAGGTCCAGGTCTCTGTCGTTGTAGTCTTTGCCTCCTTTATCTCCACCTTAAACTGGCGAGCAATATTTACCTGACGATAGGGTGTCGAAGTATCTTGCAACTGAAAGGATAGTAGAGGAGTGATGATTTTCTCCACATCAATTTCAATTACTCCTGCCTTATTAGGAGTGTAGGAATGCTGAACTACTATCTGATTAGTATCTGCATACATCAGAACGAATGTGACGTCATTCGCAGCTGAGATTATGAAGTGATTCATCGAGCCTGTCAGGCTGAGCGAATCGGGTTTACGTAGAATATCCATTAGCGTTAATCTTTAGGGCAAAGATATACATAGATTATGACAAGGAAAAGGACAGTATTATCTACTTAGGTACACACTCCAACCACACTTCGGTCTTGGTATATTTATACTTGGCAGATCGGAATGCCGTGCGGTGTTGTGTCTTCTGTTCTGTATATGAAGTCTGCTTTCCATAGGGCTTCCCAACATACTCTACAGATGGAAGAGGAGGGTATATCGTGACGAATGTCCTACCTTTGTCGAGCCCAGAACTGTTGTACTCATCCCAACCGACCTCTGTAACTCTTTCGCGCCCCACCCATTTATATTGAGCATCCATCGCCTTAAGTTGCCCATTGATGGTTGGTGCTTCGTTGATAGGCTCCATGAGTGTTACCGTATACAATTCAGACTCGACAGGTTCGGTCTTTCCACCCAAAGTAAACTTGAGTTTATTGAATAAGAATGGAACTCCTCGAATCACTACCTTAGCATACGAGGGTAGGTTCTGCTTCTGAGACTGTGACAGCAGTAGCTTCACCTTCGTTTCATGCAAAGAATTACGCAGTAACAAATCGTAATCACGATAGAAGCGTTCGAAGATTCCGTACGTTCCATTATAATATAAGGCGTAATCAAAGATGCGTGGATGTGCACTATCGAAAATATCATAAGCAGAGATCGAACCCTCTGGACGTCCTGAAGAGAGATAGTTGAAGGCAAACATTGTTTTCTGCTTACTTGCAGATTCAGAAGTTTCCTCCTTATCTTTCCCCGTGATGACCATCTTTGAATTGAGCGACTTATAAGCCCCGATGTACAGGAACTGCCCTATATCATACGTAAAGTCAGCTTCGTCAACCGTGCCCTTATACGATAGTGTTCTGAATTCAGGTATAACCTCTGGCACTTTAATTTCCTTTGCTTCGAGCTTATCACCTGTGTTGTAATCCTGAGAAGCTTCTCCAATCTTCGTTAGAACCTCGTAGTTCCCAGACCATCCAAGCTTATAGAACGCTCCATCCTCCTGATTGAAGTAAGCCCCTGGATTTGACTTTACCATTCCGTCGAAATCATCAAAAGTGTCGGATAGATCCGTATCAACTTTCTCTGCTGGAGACAATGTAACTCGCTTATAATCCTTTTCGGACTTATAAGATAAGGTAGGTTCTTGAGTTACCTGACGTGTTAGGTCTTCTTCTGGAGCTGCATTCAACGCATCACGTAAGAAGATAACATCAGCTGTGCGCTTACCTTCGTCAGAAGTAAATTCGCAGCAGAACTTCTTGCGGAATGCTGCAATAAAGTCAGCACAAGAGCAATCAGGAACAAGATCTGCTATCTTGATCCGACCATTAACAAGTACATCCATAACATTGTTTACTACTACCATCTTACGGAAAGGGTCGGTGCGTGTGAAGAAGTTGTCTTGCAGGGTGTATCCGAAGTAAGCAAAAACGCGCCTTAGCAGGTAGTTCGCTCTAATGAATGGAGAGATGTAGTAACCTGGTGTCAACGTGATAGGAATATTATCAACATACTCTATTCGCTGAACGGCATTGTAGAAATCACAATCAGCTTCAGCTATATCAGGATTGAATGCTTGAGCTGCAGGGAACTGAAAATCCCACCAAGGATATATCTTACTCCACTTCAAGACTTGATCTCTTCCATACGCATTCAGAACTTTGTAATTAAGTCCAGACTTCACTCCTGAATCGTCCGTAAGCAAGACTGGGAAGATCCCATATTCATCACTCTCATTAGTACGCAATCGACGGCAAAATTCAATACCTTCTTCGACATTATTGACGCCTGGAATAAACTCGTCTTTAAAGATATCCTTCAGCTTTACATTCTGGATCCTGGAATAAAACGATCCGTCGTTCATATAGAATGAAGTAGATATGCTTCCTTCATATTGCGCTGACAGTACTACCTGTCGACATTGTGAGAAGTATTCTCCATCCTGAATAGCAACGTCGGTAGGTTGCATTTTTGCTCGGCGTCCAAAAGAATCGGGGAACCCCAGCAGTCTACGATTACGTTCTGAAGCTGGAAGTTCGAGTGGGGTTGATTGTTCGCCATAGTCATTGAAGAATGGATTCGTACGTTCTATCTGTATCTGTGTATCAGGCTTGAGGTTATAATCCTCGCCCTTCTCTAAGTTCGTTATCTTCATATATATAATAAGGTGTTAGTTCTACTTGCTTCCAAATCTCCGAGCTTTATCTTGCAGCTGCTGTTTCTGCTCGATTTCATTAAGAGAGACTGATGCTGGAATACCGTCAACAGACAGGCGATCAAGAACATCGGTTAATCGTTCGATGAGCGTATCCTTATAGGAGTCTTTAACCACACCACGCACATCATTAACTGTTGGCGTTACGTACCCACCAGAGGCACGGCCTTGTGCCTGTTGAATGAGAAACTTATTCATGTCGAGTGTGCGAATAGTCCCTGCACGCTGTGCACGGTCGATGATGTCAATGAATGGAGCTATCGTAGGGTTCTCTACAGCAGCATTCGAAGCCACCCACTCCTTGCTATGTCCGTATCCGCCTTCTCCTACGATGACGGTAGGTTTATCGATGAACCCACGTTTGTCGGGATCGTAGTCCGCACGGAACATCTTTCCATCCTGCTTGCGCTCTACATCGATACTACCTCCTGACTCAAGACCAGTGGCAACACGTGCGCCTGAAGCAGAGGCAGAGCCACCTGCTCCGCTTAGTGTCATTCGTTTCACCTTATTGCGTTCAGCAAGCGCTGCAGCAAGCTGTGCTGCGCCCGTGATACCCATCAAGGCAGCAGCAGGAATACCAGCAGGGAAGCCCAATTCTGAGAAAGTCTTAGCAATTGCAGAAGCAGTGGATGCAATGATTTGTGCTGCTTGAATAGCGAAGTTAACATCCGCATACTTCTTCTGGATCTTCAGCTTTTCGTCAGCTTTCTTCTTCTCAAGCTCCGTAGTATCTTTACCTGCGTTCTTCGCTGCTTCAATCTCTGCATCATACTTCGCATCGACATTCGCAATCTCTGCCTGTTGAAGTGATTGCATAGCGTCAACGAAAAGCCCCTTGTAATTCTCAAAGTCCTCCTTCCATTTTTCGCGTCTTAAGCGTGAGACTGCTTCCTCATATTCTTGTTGACTGATAAATCCAGCCTGCAACAGACTTTTCAGATGCTCGAGTTCTTCTTGATAGATATCTTTGCGTTTTGCAAGACCATACTGTTGGAGTATTTGATTTCTATACTCCTCAGCTTCTTTTATAAGATTATTTTTTGCTTTTTCATATTCTTCTGCCGAGAGAAGTCCTTTTGCGTAGTCTTCGTCAAGTTTCTTCCTTTTTGCTTTTTGCTGTTCATCGAATGTCTCAAGGCCGTACTCCTGTTTTGCACGAGCACGCTCCTCTTCCTTTTTCTGCTCATACTCTGCAACGATTGCAGCCTTAGCAGCTTCGTACGCTTCAGTAACCTCTTTCTCACGCTCTCCATTGTTTTTCGCACGCTGCAAGGAAGCCTTATAATATCCATCCAAGATTACTAATTTCGCATCGCATTCTTGCTGAAGGGTCTGCGGTTTAGATGGGGCTGCCTGTTGTATCTGATCCAAGGACTCATAGTACTCTTTCTCAGCCTCGATATAAGCAGTGTTCGCAGCTTGCTGCTGGTCAGCGACAGCCTTAACTTGCCCTTCGTGTAATGCCTTCTTCTTCGCAGCATCCTTGAAGACCATGTTCTCAGAGCGTTGCAAGTAAGCCTTCTCGATGCCGAGTAGTTTATTCTGATGCTGAATGTTGAGTGCAGCCACGTATGCACTGTACTGCTCCTGTGTGAGGGCCTTCTTTGCAAGTGCTTCCTTCAATGCATTCAGACTCTTATCGTAGCTTCGCTTCTCTGCGTCGAGGTCTTGTGCACGATCGTGAGCAAACAGTTTACTCGCTACGTCGTCAGGGTCAGTGGTTTTTTTCTTCTTTTCTTTCTTCTTCTTAGGATCTTTTACTCCATTCTCTATCGTACGGTGCTTTTCTTCTTTTAAATTCGGATTATTCGAATGGGTCTTAACATCTGGAGTAACGTCAACAGATATACGTGCAACCTTCTTCTTTCCAACTGTATTATTTATTGCATCGATAAAGTTATTACGAACGTTCGCAGCCATCTTCTTAGCGTCCTGACCTATCTCTGTCCACGTGTCCCTATAAGCATCCCAAAGTCCCTTTATGCCTGTAGTAATCTTATCGACATCGAATGAAAAAGCACCTTCAATCACCTTTGCCCATGCTTTTGCCATTCGACCCATTCCTTTGAACCCATCAATAACGAGGTTGACACCAAATTTGAACACCTCCCACGTGTTCTTGAAAGTATTTTTGACATGTTCAATGCCAACACGGAATATCTTGGACTCATTGTAGAGGTCGATAAAGTAGTTTATTATTTTAACCGTGTAATCGATAATTTTTGATAAAGCCTTAACTCCGAAAATCTTAGCTTTCATAGTAAGTTCGTCAAAGCCATTTTCACCAAGACCGAAGAACTTAGACATCTTCTCATTAAGTTCTGCTTGGGCTTCAACTTCCTCGCGCTGCAACTCACCATACTCTCCAGTCACACCCTTCAGTTCATCCATATTAGTAGACATGTCAGCTAAGGTCTTCACGAGCTTCATACCTTCGTTGCTGGCAGTTTTTCCAAAAACAGCCTTCATGACTTGGCCCACCTGCATAGAGTTTTCAGGTAGTTCCTTAATTTTGCCTGATATCATTTTAATAGCCTCTAAGATGGAGGTCTTTCCAGAGATAAGGTCTGCTTCAAGCTGCTTGCTTGAGATACCTATAGAGTTCAGTGCACTCTGTGTTGCAGTCGACATCGTGCGAATACGGTTCGTGGCTGTCTGTATCAGACCCATACCAGCCTCGCTGAAGATACCTGAACGTGTCTGTGTGATGCTTGCAACGAGGTCTTTGACAGCTCCTCCTGCATCACTGAAGGCAGGCCCGTATTGTTGGATCTGACTGAGGAAAGTTCCATTAAGATCAGCACCAGCCTGCAAGCCATCCTCAATAGCATTAATAGCTTCGGATATAGAGATTCCAAACTGATTAGTAAGCAATTCTACAGTTCCAAGAACCTCCTTGTA